GACGCAAATTCCGGACGAGGTTATTGAAGCCATCCGAAATCGCATTAAAAAGGAACGCATCAAAGACATGTCGTTGATTAATTACGATAAAATGCGCGATATATTACGTAAATTGGGATTCAATAAATATTTTGAGCATATTCAATATATTAATTCGATTTTCGGAATAAAACCGCCGATAATGAACGAAGAATTGCACGAAACATTATGTGTTCTCTTTATCGAAATTCAAAAACCTTGGGCAATGCATTGCCCTGCGAATCGCACTAATTTTTTCAATTATACTTATACATTGTATCAATTGTGTGTATTATTAAACCAAACGCAATATTTGCCGTATATTCCTATGATGAAAGATAGGGAAAAACAATTGGAGCAGGACATGATATGGAAAAAGGTTTGCCACGATTTAGATTGGGAGTTTTTCGCGACGGTATAATATTTTACAAAATATTATTCAAGAATAATAATATTTTTACACGATTTACGCTGTTTTTTTTACAGTGCTTCTATTTCTCTTCTTTCTGCAAAAACGTCTTTTTGTTCCACTTGCATAAGAGCAGCTTTTTGGTGCTTGTTTGCACGTTCTTCTCTTTCTTCCTTTGCATGAAGTTCTTATTCTTCCGGACATTATATTTTATAAAATAACGTGATATTATTTTATAAAACGAATTCAAACCAAAAATCAAAATTCAATAACGATTTATCCCACCATTCTCAAACCACCAATCAAATTGGCACCCAATCCAAAGCCAGCACCCGCTCTAGCAGATTCTCCGATAGAAGGAACAAACACATCAAGAATGCTAAAGGTAGCGGCAGCAGAAAGTGCCAAAATAATAACCTCCTCGATGTTAAGGGATTTCTTGGGGATAACAACCGCAACCAAGGCAATAACTACACCAAGCACAAGGTACTTGACGATTTTTTTAACGAATTCGGAGAAGTTGACCATACCGCTCATTTTTGAAATTATATATTATACCAACAAAAAAACATTTTGAAATTAATATTAAATAAAATATAATTATTGCTAAATTACTTAAATGGTATTTTGTTGGTATTTATATAAAATGTCAAATTTTGAGAAAAAGACCCTAAAGTCTGGAAAACCGAATCCTAAATATATCGATTTGTGTGACGAAGACCAACCAATCGCCGGACAAAAATTTGTATGTATGTCGTTTATCTCACCCGAAAAGATACTTAAAAAAAGAGAAACTTATTTATTTGACCAATTTGTGAATCAATGGGATTTTACTAAATCAATGGAAAAATTTTCTGATTTTTTGCAATTTATTTCATTTAAATACAATATCAATATTGAAGATGTTGTCAAGAATTTTGATGATTTTAAGAAAGAAGAAGAGTCTAAACTGAAAGCGTCGTCGGTCGAAGATGATTTCAAGAATTTTATGGACAAGAATGAAGACAAACTAAATGAACAATTCAATCGCGAACATGCTTTCCAAACATCGGTGCGTGGATTAAAAGTTCGCGGTGTTTTCCCAACCCAAGAAGAAGCCGAAATGAAGTGCAAGAAGTTACGTGAATATGACCCAAACCACGATATTTACGTCGGTCCGATGGGAATGTGGATTCCTTGGGACCCCGATGCATACAAGACCGGACGCATGGAGTTCATGGAAGAAAATTTGAATGAATTGCACAAGGCGAAATTGTCGAATGAGGAAAAGGCGAAGCAGGAATTCGACAAGCGAGTGAAAGATTCGAAAAAGAAGGCGATTGAAGAGAATATCCGAAATGCCGAAAAATCGGGCAATGTACTGACCCAAACAATGGACGAAAAGGGCAATTTGATTGGTGTCAGAGAAACTGTCGATTTCGAAGACCGTGAGGTTGCAGACGAAGAGGGTATCAAATCACATAACGAACAATTGTACAAAAATGCCAATTCGGGCAAATAAAAAATATTTATAAATAGTCGTCTGAATATTTATAAACAACTGAAATTTTTGATGTTTGATTCTAAAAAGCCGGGTAACTGTTGACCATTTGCACAATATTATTAATAATTCGTATAACAACTGATTTTGGTTGATTCGCATTTAATGCAGCGACAACTTTATACAATTCTTGAAACACAAGTTGTTTATGCGTCTGTAATTGCGGTGGTATTATCGAATTCGTTGGTGCCCATGTAGTAGATGGTGTCGGCAATACGGTTGGTGGGGTGGTTGGTGTCGGATTCACTGCCGGTGGAACTACTACATTCACACCGGGTGATGTGAGAACAGGCAATACATTTTGCGCGAATTGCCCGATATAATTACCGGGTGGAGACGTGTTCATCGTAATATACACTGCATTTGTATCTGTTTTCAACGTAATTCCCATTGCGAATTTTGTGCTCGATTTCCACACGAGACAAGTAAAATGACCGGTTGCGCTCGAAAACCCCGGCTTATTAAAGTCATACAATGATATTTCATTATACCACATATCCACGCTTTTTTTTAATAAAGTCATAATATCCGTGCCATATCCCTGTAAATAGGCGATATTTTCGCCATATAATGGAGTTCCACTATGCTGCATGATATTACTAACATCCAGCTGGTAAGACCAATTTTGCGCAAATGTATAGATAGTATCATCCCATCCTAGCGCTGGTGCTTGATTTGTTGCTCTATATACATTTATATAGTTGGTAATTTCGTCTTTCTGCGAAGGCGTGAGAGTCGGTTGAACGAATGACATTATATAAATAATCATATATAAAAATATATTCCTAAAAAATCAGTTACCGCGGCACAACTGGTCACAAATGTAAATAATAAAATAATGTTGTAAAAACATATAAATAAAAATGATATAAATGGTTTTTGATACAATAAATGTATCAATCATGCAAACTTTTTGTCAAATAATTCAATATATATTCAATGTGACGAACGAAATAACGTTTTTCAGTAATCCCCGCGAATCATTCGAATTTTTGTTAAAAGAAAATAATGCGAATACTACGATGGATGATACAATAGAAAAACAATTGTTTTATGCATATATCATATCAAGTAAACCCGATACGAAATCGAAATTTTTGTTTTTAAATACCACATTAAGTAATATTTTCATGTCTGCAGAACAAAAAGAAAGTATCTTAAATACATTTTCTAAGATACAGCGTATATATCATTTATTATCGCGATGTGCTTACAGATTTAAAATTAAAAAAACAAAACTTCATATTGACAAGGACATTTTTTTAAATCCCCTCGACCGAAACAATAAAATGGTCATGACTATTTTGCAAAATAAAAAGCTGTATTTATTTGCGATAACCGATTTGGTCAATATTATCAATAATGCATTGGGAAATACGTGTTTCTTTTATTCAGAAACATTGGCTTGTAAAAATCCGTACAATAATATACCGTTTAATAAATCCACCATATATAACATTTATTTTTTTATTCGGAACACCCATTTTATCATGCCGAATTTATTTCATCAATTCTTTTTGGCGAATTTAAACCTGAAAACATTCCAGCTCGATAATGAATCTCTCATCCGCGATTTTTCCATAAAACATTTTGTCGCGAAATCGACAGTCGACGAATTATACGACGAAACGAAAATGATGTTACAGTATAATACGTACGGAAAATTGCTGGATATTGACGATGAATTCCCGAAAGAAACACTGGTCAAAATTATGCGTCCGTATTTATTGCTGCATTTAACCAGCGAATATGCACTGGACGAAAATAAACGCGATATGATGACCGAGAAATTCGATAATAAAATAAAAAGTTTCTATTATTTTAATAAACATTTTGGCAAAAAAAAACTCGTTCGAGACATGACGAATCCTAACCGTTGTTTCGGAAACAATATAAAATGGATTACTGTATTTAATGATAAGTGTATCGAATTTAGTGATAAATAGTTTTATTATTATTATTATTTATATAATGATATTGTAAATATATGAATTTTAGTAAAAAATATACAATCATTTTTGTTTTGATTTCAATTATATTTGTTTCGTTGTATTTTTCTGTAAAAAAATATGAAAATTATGAAAATCAACAAACTATTGTTTCGAATTTAACTCGTTCCTCCGGTTTTTTTTCGGTATTGTTTTTCATGTTGAATCATTATATCTACAGCAAATACAATAATTACAATTTCAAATTAAATTCAGATGGATGGACTTATAAATCAAAAGATGGATGGACAGATTATTTTGAAAATATTGATATGTCTAGCAAAGATGCAAATGTAAAAAATTTAGCAATTCATGCATATTCATACCCTACAGTCATTGAAGAATATACCATAATGGATTATAAAAAGATTATTCCGGAAGTATACCGATATAATGCGAATACAAAAAATGAAATTTATAAAAAAAAAACACACTTGCAATTACACGACAAACAATATGATTCTATTTATATTCGACGCGGAGATAAAATTGCCGAAACACAGTTTCATGACGAAAAAATGTATATCGAATTACTATTAAAAAAAAATCCAAATTCGAAAGTTATTTTTATACAAACCGATGATTATAATTCTTATTTAAATTTACAAAAATACATCCAAGATAAAAAATTAAATGTCACGCTATTAACGTTATGTGACCCAAACAACAAAGGCGCGTCGTATGACTTAGTCAATAGTATGAATTCTGAAGAAATTTATAAACACACTATTGATTTTATTATTGATATTGATATACTAATAAATTCAAATATTTGCGTTTGTGATTATTCTTCAAATGTCGCCAGATTTATAAAATTGGCGCATAATAATTCTAATAATGTTTATGATATCATCAATCAAGAAACCGATATTGACTATCAAAAAAAAATATGTCCGTCTCATAGTTTTTAACATACACCGATGAGTTTGTAAATACATCTGTATTTTGTATTATTAATCACAGCAATTAGCAGTAAAATATTTAGAAAAAATAATGTCGCATTGTATTATAATATTGTATATAATACAATGATGTGTAATTTGTGTAAAACAATTGTATATTATTATTACGAATTAAAAGATTTTTTGTGTTCCGAAAACGCGACTGCTTGCCAACTATGTAATACACAACGTGCATTAACCGTTCTCGAATGTTCTCATGTTTTGTGTTCAAACTGTAAAAATACCCAAAAATATTATACCAAAAAACCTTGTTTTATTTGTCATTTGGAAGATAAATGTTTGACCAAAGGTTATTTCGCGATACAATAATAATAATCATCGTTAAATAATGTCTTTGCTTTAATACTGCGACTCATCTTGGCTGCACACATTTTTTCCATTTCGGCGGCTTTTGCGATGGTTTCCCATGTCCCTAAAAGTTGGTCATTTGTTTTATCGCGTTTTTCTACCTTTTTACCGGTTGACGATGTAGTTTTGTGTTTTTGTTCATCCGCTTTTAATGATATTCCGTAATACCCTTCATTGGAAGTATTATCCGCCCATACCGTCGCTTTAATCACATATTCACACGAATTCAAATACTCCTTGAGTTCTTTCATATCATTGTCGGAACATTCCTTATTCACGCTTTTCTTCCATCTTTGATATTCTATCAGTAATGTCGAATTCAATATTTTACCATTTGGCGAAAAACGACACACTTGGAATATATACGTTTCTGCATCATTCGATACCAGTTTTTTTGTATATTTAATATCCTTCAATTTTACGCCAATATATCCGTGAACGACTTGATTTTTATCTTGCTTTGTTAATCGCGATGGTTTGAACCGGGTATCCAAATAATGTTTTAGTGCATGGAACGTCTCCTTCTTCGGCTTTGTTTTACACCAAATACGATATTGTCCCTCCATATCCACCGACGATTCCTCCACGTCATTTCTTACTATACACATTTGGTTAATGAATTCGTTGAACTTTTTTGTCATTTCGTCTTCCGGTAATAACACGTTTTGATACACAGATTGATTTTCAATATTTACATTCGCAATCGAGACATTTTGCGTTTCGATTCGTTCGCGCATTTCATTTATTTCCAGTGTTTGTTTTGTTATGATTATTTTGTTTTTTTCCATATGTTCCTTCAAATCTCGATTTTCATTTTCCAATTCTTCGTTTCGCTGCATCAATTTGTTGAAATTGTCGATACTATACGTTTTCGAATGAATGATATCTTTGATATGCTTGGATAACCTTTCAATCGTAAAATTTGTGCTATCATATGCGATTATTTCCGTTTTATTCTTACCATTGACTTCAATGTTACGAATTTGCCTTTTTATTTTTGGGTATATTTTTATGAGATTTTCGATTTCCACTTTATTTTGAACGCGAAACGCGGTTACCAAAATAAAATTGTCGTATTTTTTGCGATGGTCTTGTAGACGCGTTGCCAAATCATTTGTATGTCCGAACTTGATTAACTTTTCCTTTGCTTCATTTGTATTATCGATTGTTCCGAAATATATACATTCAGTGTTTACCGGGAATTGAACAATGGTTGCTTGCTCGACCGCCTTCTGTTTTTCTTTTTTTGTTGTGTTTATTGTGTTTTCTTTTTCCAAAATGATATTTTCTTTTTGTTCCAATTGGAGTCTTAGTTCGTCCGTTTCTTCTTCCACGATTTCATGTAATACTTCTTCCATTTTCATATAATATTCGTGGATTTCAGATGCCTTTTTTGTTTGTGATTTCAGACATAATGATTTGAAACATTTGACAGTTAGCATTATTTTTTTAATATTATGTCCGCCGTTATTACTTTTTTCTTGCTTATCCAAATTGGTAAGCACCGATTCGTTATAATCGATATCAACCTTCATATTTTTTTCTAATACTCGCATAGCGTGTTGTTTAGTCGAAAAATCCAACCATTTCCATATATTATCAAAATCAACCACAAAATCAATATTTTTATCATAATTTAAGTAGCAAAAAAAACTACTTACGAACAATTGTTGTTCAAATCCACTGAAATTTTCTTTGATTTTATTCAAAAGTTTATTATTATATACATTTGACAGCCGAGTGATGGGGTTATTTTCAATAAGTTCAACGATGTTTACGTCTTGCATCTTATTTATAATATACATAACGGATAGTCTTTAAGTAGTATTTCATGCTTATATTATAAATAAACGTAAATTATAAAAGCACGAGTTTATAATTAAAAAGCGAGATTTGTTAGGCTTGCATCCATAAAACCGCTTATTAATTTAATAAGCGGTTTTATTAGCATATTTGGTGCGGTTACCACTTAGTTTTCTTGACATTAATCGCTTGTCCCGTGCGTTTTTTCGATTTACTCGGGTCGTATGCGTCATCTTCGTCGTCCGAACCCATACCTTTCGATATCTCCCAGAATTCTTTTGACCCCAACTTGAAATCCGGGTGACCTTCGGCTTTATACCAGAAGATTTGGTCGTTCAATTTGTTCGATTTTGAGTTATTATTGATTACCAAACACTCATAATTCTCCGTTGTTTGGTCCATAACCGCACTGAATGACTCCAATGTAGGAAACATACTCGCATAATTCTCCCAGATGCGTTTGCGATTTGTCATGTATGGCTCGCGCAATAAAAAAACATAATCGATGTTAGTGCGTAGGTTGGGCGGAATGCCTAACGGATATTGCATTGTGATGATTAACATGACCTTCCAATGACGTCCGTTCATGAAGAGGAGACGCATCATTTTATCCCGAGTCCATGTTTGGTCATACAAGCAATCATCCAGAATGACAAACGCGCGGGGGTCAATGGTCGACCTCCGGTAAGTTTCTATTTCTTTATTGACTTGTTTGAGAACCGCTTTTTGTCTTCTGAGAATGTTCTCGATTAAAACGGTATTATATTCATCATGGATGAATAGTTTGGGGACATGTGCAGCATAAAATCCGTTGCCGGCTTCAGTTCCGGATATAACAGTTCCGATGGGTACATCCTGATGATAAAAAAGTAGGTCTCGAACGAGATACGATTTGCCGGTGTCACGACGCCCAATCATAACAATAACGGGACCTTTGTTTTCATCCGGTTTAAACGTAATGGAACGCATATCGAATTTTTTTAATTCAAGAGTCATTATATTTACAGTAAACTGATATATAATAATATAGGTATGAAACGAATCAAATTATATGATTTTACTAAAGAGTAAAGAGAGCATGATAAAGAAATCTTCATGAGTTTAAAGTCTAAAAATAATGTTGCAAAATACCATATACAAATTGACAACAAATATAATGAGTGTTCTCGAAAATGCTAAATTTATTATCAATTACTCAAAACCAAAACCTTTGGACATAAAACATTTAGAAGAAACATATGAACAAACAGAGGAGGATGTTGAGAACCAATATAATCCATTCCAAATATGCAATTTGCAGAATTACAATCCGATTTACTCACAATTTTTCGAATTAACGCAAAAAAATTACAATACAATTTCACTGAACAATAAATATCAAATCCAAGACATGAAAACTGTGTGTAATCCTGTAACAAAAGAAGTGTTCTCGAAAGACGTTTTTATAAAATACTCACCTTTGCTCGACCCGATTCGATATATGATAGGTAAATACGATATAAACGATAATAAAATCCGAACTTTACCTACATTGTCTGTAGCAACAATGGAGGCAATTTCGCATCCAAAAATGTTGGATTACAACAATACATCATACGTCGACAATTTCTTTAGTTATTTAGCAAGTAAATTATTGCATCACCACGGGATGCATTGCGTCGATTATTTCGGGTCGTTTTTAGGGATTCAATACAATTTCAAGATGGATGTTGCGGATGATTTGGAATATTTACAATCGTCGGATTTTTTCAACGAAAATTTGGGTAAACATTTTACAATAAATTTGGAGTCACACTGCGAATTTATGAATCTAGGTTCTCGCTCTAATAAAATAAAATTGAATATATCAAATACAAATGAAGATAATATTTCCATTATAGACCTAGAATGTGAAGAGTTATGTGAATCGAATGTGCCAAGTAATGTACCAAGTAATGTACCAAGTAATGTACCAAGTAACGGTGACGAATTAATTTACGAAAACACGAAAATCGGAAATAAATCAGAATCATCAAGTTCTCATGGTTCGTCAAGTAATAGTGACGTAAATGATAGTTCAGATGATGATGATGATAATAGTGATTGTAGTGTTTCGGGTTCGGGCTCTCATGGGGATGGGGATGAAGAAAGTTCATGGGAAACGACATCGTCTTCCGATGAACTTTCATACGAATCAGAAGAAGAACATAATTACGCATATATTAAAAAATTTCCAGTGCAAATGATTTGTCTCGAGAAATGCGATGGAACAATGGACGAATTATTCGTACAACAAGAGGTCGATGATATAAATGGTTCCAGTATGTTATTTCAGGTTATAATGACGCTTATCGTGTTCCAGAAAGCATTTCAATTCACACATAATGACCTACACACGAACAATATTATGTATACCAATACGGATATAAAATACGTATATTACAAATACAAAAATAAGTATTATGCGGTTCCCACATATGGTAAGATATTTAAGGTCATTGATTTCGGACGAAGTATATATAAATTCAAAGGAAAACAATTTTGCAGCGATAGTTTTGCAAAGGGGGGCGATGCCGCTACACAATACAATTGCGAACCGTATATGAACGAGAACAAAGCTCGATTGGAGCCTAATTATAGTTTTGATTTATGTAGATTGGGAACATCAATATACGATTTCATATTAGATATTGAAAACGTAAAAACGAATATGGGTCATTTGCAAGAAACGATAAATAGGTGGTGTATCGATGACAATGATAAGAATGTTCTATATAAGAAGAATGGGGAAGAACGATATCCAAATTTCAAATTATA